CCGCCTGTGAGTCCTCCACCAAAGCCGGCCCCCATCACTCCAGCATCTTCTGAAGGAGCTGCCAGTGCCAGACCAACAAAGGAGCCAGTTGCTGCTCCCTTGCCCAGATCTGAGGCTAGATTGATTGCAGGATCCAAGAAGCTGATTGTGTTCAACTTCTTGGCTGTCTCTTCGGTAGGGGCAACCCTGCTTGCTGCCTTCAGGATGCCCTCAGTGCCTCCCGGCCTTCCAACTACCTCACCGATAGCCTGAGCAGTTTCTCCTGCGCTCTGCAGTGCTCTGCCGGCTGAAGAGATAGCACCAACCTTCTGCTCTACTGCTCCAGTTATTGCCCCGGCAGTAGCAGAAGAGAGATCTCTGGCGGCAGCAAATCCCAGCAGAGCACCAACCCCTGCAGCTCTCTGTGGAGTTTCTACAATGTAATTACCTAGCTGCTCGACCTTCTCCCCGCCTTTCCTTAATGCTTTGCCAGCAAGCTCTGTTGCCTTGCCTCCCAAGGTTGGGGCTGTCTGTATCGGATCTGTGAGTGCTGCCCCTGCTGTTAATCCTTTCCTTGGGATCCTCGTAGCTAATGCTGAAGCAGCCTCTGGAGCACCGCCGGCATAGCTCAATAGGGTAGCCACTTGTGGGTTGACTACCTTCCTAAATTTTTCGTCAAACTCTGGCCCGAAGAACTCTCCGATTATCGTCTGGTCGCCCCGTCTGGCTCTCTCAGAGATCTTCTGCATATAGCGGGTTCTCCTCCACCTATCCCGCTGCCTTCCCCGCATCCAGTTGGGGAAATCGTCCACCAACTTCTTACGCTGCTTATCGTCGAGTATGTTGTCGATGTAGTTGGCTGTTGTGTAGTCCCTCTTGGTTGCATCTTCCACATAGGTCAACCCTCTTCTGGCAAACTCTCTCTTGAGCTGATCAACCGGCTTCTGAAAGTTGTCTGTAGTCTCCTCGATGTCATCCAGATCGTCGCTGATTCTCTCCTTGATATAATCAACTGCAAACGTCTTCCTGAGCTGCTCCCTTTGCTCCGGTGAGAGGTAAGCCTCCCCTCCCATTGCTCCCTTCATTCGGTAATCAGGATTTGACTGACGCAGCTTCATCTCCTTCATCTCCTCACGAAGCTCATCATCCCGAAGCCGGCCAAACATCTCATTAAACTCCCGGCCTAGAGTGCCAAGATCCCAAGTAGCTCTTGCAACACCTTCAGAGATATTGGCTGCCTTCCTCTCCCAGCCTTCTGCTGTAAAGAAGTCCAAGCTCTTCAGGGGTTCTGATACGATAGCCTTGGCTCCTGATCCAATCTCTCCCAGAACTCCCCAAGCCCCGTCCCAAGCTCCTTTAATAAAGTCTACGGCTCCTGTGGGATTCTGCTCCTTATACTTGAGGTATTTGTCCAGCTCTGCGTCTGTTGGGCTGTATTCAAGATTCCCCTCGATCTTTCTGAAAAGCTCATCGTCTGTGAAAGTCCTGACTTCACCAACAGGAACAAAGTCAGGATCTAGCTTAAAGTCCTCTTTGGGCTTCCTTGGGGATGTAGTCGAAGGCGTTGGCCTGATCTGCCTCAGAGAGTCAGGAACTGGAGACAGTTCAAACTCTTCTTTCTCTTCAGTGACAGGAACAAGGTCATCTAAAAAAGTGGAGGTCTTTTTTTTCGCTGCCATAGATCAAGGCGTTTTCTTGGGCTTGGGTTTGTAGACGTAAGGCTGCCAGCCGGTATCTGTTTTTATCTCAATAGTGTCGCCCGGATTTATATAACCTAGATTAAAGTACTTTTCTGCCTGCTCTTCGGCAGTTGCCTCCACCTTGCCGTCATCACCCAAAACAGGTGAGAACTGGAGAGGTTGGAGAGGTATACCTCCCCCATCATCCCAAGGGATTGAGCTAACTCTCCGCATTACGTTTGTAATGCCAAGGCGAAGCCTTCTCTTCTGTTCAACTGTCTCAGGATCGTCTCCGAGTCTGGGAATATAGTCCCTAAAGGCTCCTTTATATTCTGATTCAGCAATAGCAGCACCTGACTCCTTACGAAGTACTGCCCTGATGAAGTTGTCTGCGGCTGTCTTGAACTGCCTGTATTTTGGATCTACAACCACATTGAAGAAATCAACCTTGTTGTCTTTCCCCCAACTACTCAGTAGCTCCTCAAGGGCTTCATCTTCTGGGACGAGTCCCTTAACATACATCTGATCTATAACTCTGTTATCGAAGCGCATCCTCTCAGAGTAGGAGAAGGCATTTCCCTGTGACTCACTGAGGTTCTTGGTTTGCAAGCCCCTCTTTGTCTTCCTGTTGTCAATTATTTCCTGAAGCTCTGCCTTGATCTCTGTGTCATTGGCATAGCCAGTACCGTCATCCTTTACCTTCAGCCTCTTCAGCAAAGGAACCCCGTCCTTACCTGCCTCGATTGCGAGAGCCTTAACCTCTTTAAGCTGGTTGTGGATCCGCATTTCATTGCGAGCTTCCGGCTTGTTAAAATCTTCCGGCTTGTAGGAGCTGCCAGTTTCTTGGAGGAAGGTGGTGAAGGTTGCCCTCTCATCGCCCTCTCTTGTCACTTCATCCTTTAGGGTTAACTCATCACGCAGCTTCTGCTTCTCTTCCTCCTTTAGATCCTCCTTATAGGAGTCATTAGCTGCCGCTAGAATATCAGGGGGAGTATTGGCTAGATCTGTTATTTGGTTCAGGGGGTTCTTCCTGTTCCAGTTACTGATAGCCACAGCAGTCTCGTTCTCTGCATCAACTGCCGCCTTGTAGATAGAGTTTTCTTTAACTGTCTTGTCTATCTCCTGAAACCTTGTCTTGGCAGTTGGAGACATAGCTATCCCTGTGATGTGTTCAGAAACGAGTTTCTTGTACTGGGCAGGGAAGTTGGTGCTGTTCATATTCAGCCCCTTAAAACCTGCTTCAAACTTAGATAGGTTTTCCAGCCCTGTCTTCTCTCTTTCTTTCTTGGCTCTCTCTACCTCCTCCTCAAGTTCAAGAAGGTTTTTCTGCAGGTTGATCTTTCCCCTGTTAATCCTTCTGTCTACCTCATCGGGATACAGCCTAGAACCAACCTGAAAGGCTGCCAAAAATGTTTTGCCATCCATTGCCATTATACTGCCGGCCCCTTTCCTCCTATTACGCCTAAAGCTCCTTTTCCAAAGTTGCCGCCTATGCTCCCAAGTAATCCCCCGGTCATTGCACCCAGCCCAAGACCAGCTACAGATCCCAGCATACTAGCCCCTTGGCCTTGCCGGTTCATATAATCCTGAAATTGATTATTGTAGACTCCCTGTGCCAAGCCCAGTGATCTGGCTCCTGCATTCGGATCCAGACCGATGCCGCTTCTGATCCCCATAGGCTGAAACGGTGCAGCTCCCTGCTGTGCTCCTGCGATCTGTCCAAACTGAGCCACAGGAGTAGTGCCAGCTAAGTAGCTGGCTGCATTAGCCAGACGCTGCTGCCTTAACCTAAATGCTGCATTACCTACCTCGAAAGCCTCCTCTGCTGCTGGTGCTGCACCTGAGTAGTTCCCCCTTGCCATCTGGGCGGCTCTGGTAGCTTGCTGAACCTCATCCCTCATACCGGGGGCAAGTTTGTAGCCTGCCTCTACATCTTCCAGAGCAGCCTTCCCAAGTGCGTCCCTCACCTTTCTAAACTGAGGATCAGATAGTTCCAGCTCTTCAAGTGATTGCTTCACAAACTCAGGGCCGTATTTTCGCCTAATGTCTAAAAGCGACTTGGCAATACTGTCAGCACTCTCTCCAGCGAAATCTAACTCCTCTCTGGTTTGATCTATGTCACCAATGCCCGTGAAATCCGCAACCTTCTCCTCACCTGTTACAGGGTCTTTATAGGTGATTTTCTTGCCCATACGGGAAGCAGCTTCTAGCCGCTTCTTAAAGGCTAATAAAGACGCTTCTGTTTTAACGCCTTCAGTTGTTGCTGCTGCGTAATCGGGGGGATCCGGTGGATCTGGTGAATACATTCCCATAGCTAAAATTCCTCTTTCAAAAACAATTCTCTGACTGTCAAACTAACTTTCTCAAGATGATCTTTTCCTCCTGTGAGGAAGGCAGTCATCAAGCCTAATTCTGTTAAAGTGTCTCGGATCACAAGCGCATACGTTCGCTTGGTATCCCCAGCATCCTCCCAACTGTTAGCGTCTTTCCAAGCGTTCAAGGCAACTATATGCAGCGGAAGAAGGGTGTGCCTGTTTGCGATAAAAAAAGGATTATCCGGTAACTCCACCAGAAGCAGAAAAGCCAGATCGTAAGTCTTATCTCCCGTCCACTTGTCTTGATCATCGAATAGGTCATCGATAAACCTTGCCGCCTTGCAGATGATATTAAGATAGAGGTGTGCCTCCCTGTTCCCCCCGGCACAAAGTTCTACAGCCTTCGCAACTTTATCCTCGTATGTGATCAAAGGTCTGCCTCCATAGTGTCGATAAACGCCCCAGCTTGTACACTTCTCAGGGCGACATACTTATCTCCTGTTGTGTCTCCCGTACTCTGCTGCAGCTTAAACTGTAGCTCTCTGAAAGGATCGTACTGGGTGAGGCTGTATCTGAATCTCCGCACCTTCGCATCTGGTAGGGTGAAGGGTAAAACTGGAGCTGAGGATGTCAGTGTGATTACTCCTGAACCTGTTTCGAGATTGGTAACTAACCTCTCTCCCTCATCCCCGTCCAAAATTGGAATTATGTCTACCTTGGCATTACTCCGATCAAATTCGTACTCTACAAAGTCACCACTCTTCGGACTAAGCTGATCACCGAAAGCCAAGCCTCTTGTAACTGCCTGCCAAGCTGTGTCTCGGTAGGTGCTCCCGTCGAAAGTGTCCTGATAATCTGTGGCTACTGCGTTGTCAGGATTAACGTAGTCCCTAAACTCAAGAGGGTTGCCGATCTTGTCCAGTGTAATCAGCTTCTCAGCATAACCGTTGAAGGCTGCCACTGCGAAGTCGATAGCCTTGACCTGATAGCTGGCATTACCCTGCCAGAAGCCTCCCCAAGAGTTAGTGTTTACGTTGTAGACCAGCAGGGCATTGTTGTCTGAACTGCTATCGAGCGGAACAGAGAGCAGGTAGTTGCCTCCCCAGAATGTTGCTGCAGCCTTCTGTACTGCTGCACTCCAGTTGATCCGATCAATCAGATCCTGAATCGGATAGGAGATCACGCCGGCTGTATCGGCTACCATCTCCTCAGCCATTGTACGCTTGAGGCTCCTTACTCCGTCCCGGCTCAAGTAAAGGAGATCCTCCCCTACCTGTGCCACAGCCCTGTGGCTGATAGCTCCTGATTTGTTGCTGACCTGCCGGATTGTGAATGTGCTGGTAGCGTTGCCGGCTGTAGCTGCCGCTGCTGTCAGTGGGTTGGTGTCCACCACATAAACACTACTCTCACAGAACACTACCACGTTAACCCCAACCCAGCTATAAAGCCCGGTGATAAGATCACCCCCTGTCCCTACCTTAAAGGGTTGGATAGTTGTTCCTCCTCCAGTAGTGAACAGTGTGCTGGTAGTAGCCAGATCCGGCAGGATTGTGCTTACAAAAATCTGATTGTTAACTGGATCAACTGCGAAGACCCTACCGGAGTTTGACGTTAAGAACTTTGAAAATATTGGAAAAGTTGAATCTGTGCTAACTGTCTTAACCCAAGCGGATCCTGTCCACTTTAGTTCGAAAATCTTTCCAGTTGAAACGTCACTACTCCAATACATCTTATCAGCAACCTGACACATATATGCCGCTGTGTTGGAGGGGCTTATAGCGGAAGCTGTTGCACTGATTGCTGTGACTGTGCCATCGCCTTCAATCTCGTAGGCGCTGCCATTTACTGCAGCTATCAACCTCTCTTTTTTAGAGTAGAAGTGCAGTGTCTGTACGCTGGTGCTGCTGCTGGTGCTGCCTAGAAGGTTGGCAAATCTGTGAAAGCCTCTGCGAGTCTTGAGTACCCCGTTGATCTCAGGGGCAAGATCCTTGATCAGTTCAGCCTGTGACTCGTTGAGAAGGTTCTCGCGAAAGTTGGAGACTTGACCACCAATGAAACTGGCTTGCCTGTCGTACAGCAGCGTATCGTCAAGAGCATCATTGAAATAGACAGGCATCTCTAAAAGCTAAAGTCATTTCGGGTATAGGCTCCTGAGAGATCCTCTGGAGTGATCCTCATTACTCTAGCTGTTTGATTTGTTTCTGCGTCTCTGGCCACTGCCAGCAGCCTATCGCCCTCACCTGTTTCAAGCTGGGCTTTGCCGTACTGCCGCTGACGCTTTAGCATATCAGCAGTGCCGTACTTGATCAGTGCGTTATCTATCCCGCTGATCATAGGGGCATCAGTGTCAGCCACTAGAGGCCGGATCTTCTTCTTGCCCAAGATCGTTAACTGGATTGGTTCTGCCTGATCGAACTCTGGGCGGTTATACAGCCTGACCCTCTGGAACTCGCTCTTGGTTTCCCAAGCGTTCCAGTAAAATTTATTATAGCCGGTAATGTTCTTTACGATGATTGTGTCAGCCGTCTCTTCCTTACTCAGTGAAGTGATCTCTGAGTAACTCTCGAAAGTGACATTCACCGAAGGGCTGGCTGCCAGAGTTATCGTCTCCTTGTAGATCCGATTAGGATCACCTTTCAGCCGGCCAACTACCTCGACCTTCTTCCCAGCATCTGCAGCGTCAACTGTTTCAAAGTAAAGACTACCGTTAGCGAGATCAAAATTAATACCCACACTAGACACAGGGCTAAACTTAGTAGCAGTTCCTTTCTCGTTAATTGATGTCGGATCCTGCATAAACTGGGTGATGATCTCGGAAGGGATAAGTTCTTCATCGTCTGCTGTTATTGCCAAGACGTTGGCAATGTTCTGGGGCATCACCACTGTATCACCGTAGCCGGAAGCGTAGGCTGTTGCTGCTGCTCCTGTGCCGGATCCTCCTGTGAAGGTTACGGTAGGATCCTCCTCGTAGTTCTGGCCGGGATTGGTAAGGACTACCTCCCCCACTGAATCATTAAATAGCTTGGCTGTGGCTGTTGCACTGCTACCTGTTGAACTCGTAAAGCCAACTGTAGGGGCTGCTGTGTAACCACTGCCGCCGTTAGTGACCTCGATGTAAACGATCCTACCGTCCGGCTGCATCGTCACCCTGTCCACTTCCAAACTCTCTCTCCAGAGGGCTGAATCGTAGATCAGTTGATGATGCTGTCGAACGTACTCCTTACATCTGGTGACGCTGGTGCTGTCAGTTTTGCCAACCAGATTACAGACGTAGTTCGCTATTTCGAGAAGTGTCATTATCCGATTCCGTATATAACGAAGGACAAAGAAGTGGGGTCTTCCACCCCTCCGTCATAGTTGTAAACTTTGAACGTAAAGCTCGATGTCGATTTAGTGTCTATATGACCGTGAACGATGTTGTGATCCGTTCCGTTAAACCAACCGTTTGTGATAATCAAATAGTTATTGTTCGGAAGGTTTGTGTCGAAGTAGATAGTATATTCCCCGGCGTTTGAAGTTCTGTAAACTCCCCAAGCTGTTCCGCTGCCGGGGTTTGCTTTTATATTAAAGGAATTTGTGGGGGTAATGTTTTGAGTGCTGGAAGCCCCGGCAAAAGTGCCAAAGGCTTTTGCAAACATAGGGCAGTTGATTGCCTGCGTAGGTGTAAGGGCATCCTCTACCACTGTAGCGTTGAAGGGATCCGTTACTGCAGCCCCACTGGCTACTCTCAACACACCTGTGGCCGCTGTTGTGGCCGGCAGACTCTGCAGGAGCTTCTTGGGGGCAATCTGCTTCAGTGATGCAACAGAGGAAGATACCCCGTCAGCATCATAGATCAGCAGCCTATCGTTATCATCGTGTACGTCAGTGGCTGCTGCTACAGTGTCCCAATCTGATACTGCCGTAGTGTGCAGCCTCAGTTTCGCCGCTGTGTTGTTGGTGACATCTGCATTGCTACTGTTGACCAGCTTGAACTGGCTGGCTTCTACAGCGTTGATGCTGTTGCTTGTGCCTACCAGCATCTTAGAGGATCCGTTTGTTCCTCCCCCTACTGCTGCCAAGTCACTAGCGTCTCCTGTGCTGTTGGTTGCCCTGACTTTAACAGTCTGGGCTGCCATATCTGCCAGCTTGGCGTTGCTTACTGCTCCGTCTCTTATCGTGCCGGTAGTCACCGGCTGAGGGGATGCAGTGCTGATCTTGTCAGCAGTTACTGCTGCGTTAGCTAATTCTGTGGAACCTATTGAGCCGGCTGTCACTGTGGCGTTGTCCACCAAGTTGTTCAACTTGGCAGCCGTAACAGTATTGCCTGTTGCAAAGGTTTCCCCCTTGGTCAAATAGGTTCCCATAGCTTACGCCTTTTTAGCTGCTGCCTTCTTCTTGGGTGCTGGTGTTGTGCTGCTGGCTGCCTCTACGGCTGCCTCTGCGGCATCCTGTGTCTTGGCAATGCCGTGACGTAGGAACAACGCGAGAATCGCAGGTACTGCTATCTGTAGCCCCTCTGTGATAGTTGCCTCACCTGTGGCCACTGAGGCAGCTACGGCTACCAAGGTAGTAATAGAGGCCCAAACTGTTTTGCTCTTTAACATCTTTATTATTCTTTCTTTAGTAACTGTTTAATCTTCAAAACCACATAAACAATACTCAAACCTGTGAGTACTATCTTCAAACCTAAGTCTATATTTATCGCCCAGTTCCCCACTCCGGCTGCTGAGACTGCAAGCACCTTCAAATCGTCCAAGTTCACTCACTGCCTTCCTTCCCTATAAGCTCGAAATCTGCGAAGGGGGTATCAATCTCCAGCGTCCTAACTTTATCCAAATTGATGCAGCCAGTTAGCAGCACGCCAAAATAGGCAACTGCTATCAAGAAGATTATTAGGGTTATTTTATTCGTCCTCTGCATCTATCAACTCAATTCTCATTGGCCCCTTCTCGCCCCCTTTAGGCAGGTACTCCTCTCCCCCGTTAGTTGGCAGTTTCTTCTCCACTACAAGCTCCTTGAGCTGGCTGTTGGGTACTATCATCTTCGTCTGCCTGTCGGTGAGGAAAAACGTACAGGATGTAAGGCCGAGCCTTATTACCCTAGCCTGCCGGCCACTGATATATAGGATTTCATCGTTCTCAAAGTTGCTACCGTAAAAAACTAGAATCCCTTGTACGAAATTAAAAAGGACATCCTTAAAGAGCAGCGTCACAAAAGCGGCAACCAGCAGCCAACCGTAGTGTCCGATTGCCTGCTCTGCCAACTGATCAACATTTACCTGCTCTATTAGGTTTGTCATTCACTAGCTTCTTCTTCAGCCTCTTCAGCCTCTTCAGCCTCTTCAGCCTCTTCAGCAGGAGCTTCTGGAGCTTCTTCTGGTGCTCTAGTGAGGCCAAGCTGGGATAATGCGAGATTGCCGATATATTCTTGGTCTGACACGTCTGACCCCCAAGCATCCCAAGCTGAACCTGTTACATTCAGAAGCGAGCTAAAGATCGGACTACTGCTCCAAGTCTCTTCGCCTTCCACCGTCACCTTGGCATAGCAGGCAATACTGAACTGCATTCCGAACTCCTGCCCGGAGTTATAGCCGATGTCCACGCGAGATGCGTTGAGCGACTCTGTGGGTGTTGTGTTAATGCTAAACATAAATTACTCCTCGCTTGATTCTTCTGCCGCCGGTTCAGCTTGTAGCGTTCCGGTCAAACCGAGTTTAGCTAACGCTTTATCAGCTACATATTGCCGGTCATCAACGTCAAGCCAACTGTCCCAATCGGCTCCGGTAATGTTGAGAGAGTCAACGATTATCGGCTCATTTGTCAGAACCTCGTCACCATCTGAGTTGGTATATTTTGCGTAGCCGGCCAGCTTGAAATTCAAGCCAAACATTTGGCCGCTTTGAAACATCACCTCTAGTCGAGATACGTTCAGTTTATCCGTTGGAGTTGTGTCTATTACTATCATATTATGTTGAAGCTGTTACTGAATTAAGTGTGAGTGTCCTATTAGTCGTGCCGGTTGCTTCAATTTTGTAGCAAGCATTTGGCCCCCAGTTTTCTGCTGTTACGGTGCGCTCAACGCTCAGTGTAAATGTTCTGTTACTGCTGCCGCTGTCAGCGAATGTCAGCGCACTCAAGTTGTGCTTAAAAACTTCTGTGACTGAACCCATAAGCTGGGTTGTCACGCCGCTGTTTGCGGTGCAGCTAACTGCTAATGTATAGCGACCAGCAGCGACCTCGCTTATTCCAGCAGCAATGTCCAAGGTGATTAACGCAAGACCATAAGTTCCGCTGAACGTAAAGTTGAAGTTGTATTTGTCGTGGCTACTGTGGCTCGGCCCCGTGTTTGGTAAATCACCGTGATACACTCTAGCGTGGTCGCCGTAAGAAACTTCATTCACGAACGTGG